CCAAACGCGGGTGGCGGGCCCCACCCCCCCCCCCCCGAGGGGGCGGGGGGCTTTCGCCCCCCGGTGGATCAGCTCTTGATCAGCTTCTCGCCGTCGAGGAGCCATGCCGTGATCCGGTCAACCTGAGACTGGTCAAGCTGCTTGTGAGACTGGTCGAGCTTGACCTTGGCTTTCAAGGCTTCGATGGTGTCCTTGATGACCTCGAAAGCGGTGCGGTTGCCGTGGCGAGCCTTGCGGCTGACACCACCCGTCACCTTCTTAACATTGTCCCGCAGGTTGCGGCGGTTGTCGCGGACATAGGCTTGCACCTTGTCACGCACCGAGTCGAGCGCCGTCCAGAGTGTGGGCGAGTCGTTCTTGAACGTCGCCCATTGAGCCGAGGACAAACCGGACAGGTATGCCGCCGTCACGTGGGTACCCTCGACACCCTCGCCAGCCGCGACCAGCGAATACTGACCGCGCTCATTACGCACGGCAACCGGTGCCGTGTGGCTCGCGTCGTATGCCAACCGAGCGCCGTTGTCGAATTCTGCCCAGTTATCCCGGTCACCTTTGGCAAAATCCTTGCCGAGCGCCGGCCAGATTTTGAGAGCCGACTCGGCGAGAGCCTTGCCACGCGCACCGAGCGTAGCAAACTGGGTGCCGAGATCCTTGATGCTGGCGACCGTCGCCGCACCACCCGTCGCGGTCATTACCGCGATTTTCACACGCTTACCCATAGTACTGATCCTCTTGATAGTGTTAAAAAGAGCGCGTCATCACGACGTGGCGTGTTACAATCCTAAGCGAAATTCTGGTTTTGTATACGCGAATTTCGTAAGTCATTGATTTTATTAGGCTTGCGTCGCGCGCGTGGCGCGCGCCAATCCCGCGCGCGCGAACACATAACTGGCATCAACAGGGCAAAAAGAAGGGGGAGGCTTTCGCCTCCCCCGGAGAGGAGGGGGCTTTCGCCCCCTCGGATGGTTAGACTTTGACCGGTGGCATGATGTGGGCTTTGAACACGATGGGCTGCTGAAGATCAAGCTCAAGCTGTTTCGGCGTGGCCTGTTCCAGTGCGTGTTCGACGAACACCCGAGCCGGGTAGCCTTCGATTCCGGCAATACCAATCAACGCAATCAATTCGTCAACCTTGTGACCTTTGCGGATCAGGCGCTGGAAATTGAGTTGAATCTTCTTAAAGTGACGACGACCGAGCCATTGGCGGCAATCGCTGAGCGCAGCTTTGCGCTTTTTGGTTTCGGTGGTGTGCTTGGTGTAATCGATGATCTGATGCATGGTTTTCCCCTTGGGCCGGGGGGCTTTCGCCCCCCTTCCCGGTTGGTTGATTAGGCGGCTTTCTCAAGTTTTTCGATCTTCTCTTCAGCCTCTTTGTACCAGCGCATATACATATCTGCGCGGCTCTTGTAGTACTCCAATTCCTCACACTTCTTCGACAAGGCTCGGATCAGATCCACAACATCAACCTTTGCAATATCCATCTCTGACTCTCCAGTGAACGGACACCGTGTCCGTGAGTTAAGATTATCATAAACCACGCTTTCGTCAACCGATTTCTCGCGTCGCGCGCGGCGCCCGCGCTCGTCATGCGCGCGCGAACTAATAACTGGCATCAACAGGCCCAAAAAAGGGGCGGCTTGCGCCGCCCCCGTGGATCACTCTTCCATTACGGGGTAGTTATCGGGGTCTAGGGCATCTTCCATAATTGCTGTGTTGGCTAGCATTCCGAGGATGAAGCTGGAAACCACAGTGATGCCAAGGAACAACCACATTCCACCATCAGCTAGTATCATTAGAGATAGGCAAAGGATGACAGTGAATGCAACACCAAGAACAAAAAGCGAACTGATCTTCATACTGATTCTCCGTTAACGAACACCGTGTCCGTGATTTAATATTATCATAAGCCATGAGTTTGTCAACATTCGCGACCCCACCGGGGTGGCACCCCCCAAAATACGTTTGGGACTCCGCGCCTCACCCCACACCCCATAATCCACACAAATAACTCTGCATTTTTCAAAGTTCGACCCCCACCCCCTGTATATAAAAACACCCCCCGTCATTGATTTGGTACCATGCCATTTTTCTGCTATATCTATAGTTAATGGAAACTATTCTTCCCGATATAGAACAAGGCATTCCGCTGCCCAAGAACGCAGCAGACGCTTTGCCCGCGCTTACCGCGCATGAAGAGCTAGCGATGCATGCAAGGACTATTAAACTTCTAGCCGATATCAACAACACCCCGCTTGAAGTTAATCACGCTCACATCGCTGAAGCGGGAAAATTAGGACGCGAGATGACGCTAAATCCAAAACAGAAAATGGATTTGGCAAAATATCCGAATGAAACCGTTGCCTATTTAGCGGGCATGGTTCAAAACATGAACTACCAACTAGTTGACGAGTTGGCTGAACTTAAAAATTACGTCATCAATAAGCTTGTGATAGAAGTCGAGGAAGCAAAAGATCCTCGGGTTCGCGTCGCAGCCTTAACAAAACTAGGTGAAATCGATGGTGTTGACGCATTTAAGCGTCGCAGCGAGATCACGCACGTGATTAAGCCCATCGAAGAGGTCGAAAAAGAGCTTCTCACTGTTTTGGAAGGCATCGAAGTACGGGTTTTGAGCCAAGTCGATGCTCCAATTAACTCCTGATAGCCTAAAAAAGCTGAAGTTGGCGCTGCCAACCATGCCGGAGAAGGAAAAACGGCGTGTTGCTGACCTTCTAAAGCAGTATCAGTCACAGGTTACGCAGCGTCTGGGTAAAGATTCCTTTCTAGACTTCATCGGGCATGTGTATCCCGGCTATAAAGTGGGTCCACATCACCGGAAATTAGCTAGAATTTTCGAGGAAATCGCCGAAGGCAAGAAAAAACGGGTGATCGTGAACATCGCCCCCCGCCACGGCAAGTCAGAGATGATTAGTTACCTAGCACCAGCGTGGTTTCTAGGTAAATTCCCGCATAAAAAGGTCATTATGGCCTCGCATACCGCCGATTTAGCGGTGAATTTCGGGCGTCGCGTCAGAAACTTAGTGGGGTCGGAGTCTTACCGTGACATTTTTCCTAATGTCGAGCTACAAGCTGATTCAAAGAGTGCTTCTCGTTGGGGCACTAATTTTAACGGCGAGTATTTCGCTATTGGCGTCGGTGGCGCTCTCGCTGGTCGCGGTGCCGACCTTTTTATTATTGATGATCCTCACTCTGAGCAAGAAGCTAAGCAAGGGCGTACAGATGTCTTTGAACCGGCGTGGGAGTGGTTCCAGTCGGGTCCAGTCCAGCGACTGATGCCGGGCGGTGCGATCATCGTTGTGATGACTCGTTGGTCGAAGCAGGATCTCACAGGCAAGATTGTGGATCACATGCTTCGCGAAGAAGACTCAGATCAGTGGGAAGTCGTGGAATTTCCTGCGATTTTGAACGACGAACCGCTCTGGCCTGAGTTCTGGAGCATAGAAGAACTGCTGGCTAAGAAAGCGTCGATGGATGTGCGGTATTGGCAAGCCCAGTACATGCAGGAGCCGACTGCTGAAGAAGGCGCGTTAATTAAACGAGAGTGGTGGCAGGTGTGGGAGAAAGAAGACCCACCTACGTGCCAATACACCATTATGTCGCTTGACGCAGCCCAAGAGAAAACTAATCGGTCGGACTATAATGCCCTATTAGTTTGGGGCGTATTTTTTAACGAGCAGAATAATAATCATAATATTATCTTGCTCAACGCCATTAAGCAGCGCCTTGAGTTCCCAGAGCTAAAAGCGATGGTGCTTGAGGAGTACAAAGGCTGGAACCCCGACACGTTTATTGTAGAGAAAAAATCCAACGGTGCGGCGCTCTATCAAGAGATGCGGCGCATGGGCGTACCCATATCTGAGTTCACCCCGAGTCGTGGACAGGACAAGATCAGCAGAGTAAATGCCGTGTCAGACCTGTTTGCTGCGGGTATAGTCTGGGTGCCCGACCGTAGGTGGGCGTGGGAAGTCGTTGAAGAATGTAACGATTTTCCCTCTGGTACAAACGATGACTTGGTAGACGCGACTACGCTGGCCCTTCTTCGCTTCAGGCAAGGCGGGTTTATTAGGCTCCCATCAGACGAGCCAGAACCAGTGAAATGGTTTAAAAGCGGCAGGCGCGAAGCTTATTACTAGGAGAATTTAAATGGCTGTCGATAAAAGCGTGATGCAAGCGCCGCTCGGTATGGAGGCTCTTGCTGCAAACGAAGCACCGATTGAGATTGAAATTGAAGATCCTGAAAGCGTCGCTATCGGCGTAGATGGCGTTGTCGTTGAGTTAATGAAGCGTGAGCCTCGCGCCGAGGACTTTGATGCCAACCTCGCTGAGTACATGGGCGAGAACGAGTTGCAGAGTCTGGCGAGTGAGTTGATTGCCGATTATGAGCAAGACCTTTCCTCCCGCAAAGATTGGCTAGATACCTACGTTAAAGGTCTAAAGATTCTGGGTATCCGGTACGAGGAAAGAACTGAGCCGTGGCCGGGTGCGTGTGGTGTGTTTCACCCGCTCCTAATGGAGTCGGCAGTCAAGTTCCAGTCTGAGACGATTATGGAGACCTTCCCCGCGATGGGGCCGGTCAAGGCCAAGATTATTGGCAAAGAAACTCCTGAGAAAAAAGATGCTTCGATTCGTGTCACAGATGACATGAATTACCAACTGACCGAGGTGATGAAGGAGTACCGCCCAGAACATGAGCGGATGTTGCTCAGCATGGCCCTCGCGGGTAATGCCTTTAAGAAGGTGTATTTTGATCCATCACTTGATCGCCAGACGGCGGTCTATATCCCCGCCGAAGATATCGTGGTGCCATATGGGGCGGCAAATCTAGAGACGGCAGAGCGTGTTACGCATCGCATGCGTAAAACGAAGAATGAGCTAATCAAGTTACAGTACGCTGGGTTCTATCGGGATGTGGATCTGGGCGACCCGATTCGCACGATGGATGAGGTGGAGAAGCAAAAGGCTGAAGATCAAGGCTTCAGCGCATCGATGGACAATCGGTTCCAGCTTCTGGAGATGCATGTCAATTATGATTTGCCGGGATACCCCGATGTCGATAAAGATAACAACGAGACAGGCATTGCGCTGCCTTATGTCATAACAATCGAGAAAGGTACGGGGACGGTTTTAGCGATCAGGAGGAATTGGCGTGAGGACGACAAACTCAAGACGAAGCGGCAGCACTTCGTTCACTATGGGTACATACCGGGATTTGGATTTTACTACTTCGGCCTTATTCACCTTATCGGGGGACACAGTAAGGCTGCAACGTCGCTGCTTCGCCAACTTGTCGATGCAGGAACCCTTTCAAACCTCCCCGGAGGACTCAAGACTAGAGGACTCAGAATTAAGGGAGACGATACTCCAGTATCGCCGGGAGAGTTCCGAGACGTAGACGTACCGTCTGGTGCGATTCGCGACAACATTCTGCCGCTGCCATATAAGGAGCCGAGCCAGACCCTCTCTGTATTGATGGATAAAATCATTGAGGAAGGCCGCAGATTTGCTGCGGTGTCTGACCTCAAGATCTCGGACATGTCCGCGCAAGCTCCGGTCGGTACGACGCTGGCCGTGTTGGAGCGTGTGCTGAAGGTGATGACGGCGGTGCAGGCTCGCGTGTACTACGCGATGAAGCAGGAGTTTAAGCTCCTTGCAGGCATCATCCGTGACAACACACCAGATGAATATACTTACGAGCCGGAAGTTGGCAATCGTAAGGCCAAGAAGAAAGACTACGATGATGTCGATGTCATCCCAGTCTCTGACCCCAACGCGGCTACGATGTCGCAGAAGGTTGTGCAGTATCAGGCTGTATTTCAGCTTGCACAGTCAGCCCCGCAGCTTTACGACCTACCTTATCTACATCGACAGATGCTAGAGGTTCTGGGCGTTAAGAACGCTGCGCGTATCGTGCCAATGCCGGACGATCAGAAGCCGACTGACCCCATCACTGAGAATATGAATATATTGATGAGCAAGCCTGTGAAGGCATTCATCGAACAGGATCACGAGGCGCATCTGCAAGTTCACATGGCTGCGATGCAAGATCCGAAACTTATGCAGGTCGTGGGCCAGAATCCGCAGGCACAGAGTATTATGGGCGCTGCACAGGCGCACATCATGGAGCATGTGGCGTTCCAGTACCGCAAGGAAATCGAGAAACAGTTGGGTGCCAATCTTCCTCCAGTACCAAAGGAAGACGAAGATCCGCCAAAGATGTCTCCAGAAGTGGCAGCGCAGGTTGCCCAGCTTGCCGCCGCAGCCGCAGCCCAGCTTCTTCAGAAAGACCAAGCCGAGGCTCAAGCGCAGCAGGCCGCACAACAGGCGCAAGATCCGCTCATCCAGATGCAGCAGATGGAGCTTCAGCTTCGTGCCAAAGAGCTTGAACTCAAGGCGCAGAAGATGCAGCAGGATATGCAGTTGGAGGCACAGAAGGTTCAGCAGAGTACGCAGCTACAGTCTCAACAATTGGTTGTCGAAGCCGCTATGAAGGCAGACGAGTTGAAGCTTCGTGAGATGGAGATTCGTACGAATCAAGAACTCGCAGGCGCAAGACTTGGCGTTGATGTGGCAAAGGAGCGCAGGCTCGCAGAGCAGCATGAACGTGAGTCATCCGAGCGCATGGAGCTTGAAGGAGCAAAGCTTGGGATAAGCGTCGCTCGTGATCAATATATGGCGTCACAACAGCGCCAACAACCTGATAAGAAACCACCCAAAGGCAAAGGTAAATAATGGCCTACAA